CGCGCGCTGGTGAGACTGGTCCTGCTGGCGACGCACCTCTTCCAGCCCGTGCTTGCGCAAGTCAGCGTGGGCCTGTGCCTCCGCCTCGAGCGCCGTCTGGTTCTGCTGGTGCTGTTGTGCCAGCTGTAGGTTGTCCAACTGTGCGTTGGCCGTGATAGACGCCACACGCTCCTTGGACGCGTTGTTGATGTCGGCAAGCGCGATCTTGACGGCGTTGTCTGCGTCCTGGAGCTCGCGGTCCAGGTTGAGCTTGGCCATGACCTCGGCCAGCTTGGCCTCCATGTCGCGCACCTTGTCCTGCATCTGGGCCTGCATCTTCTCGCGCTCGAGTTGGAACTTGGCCTCGGCCTCCTTCATCTTGCGCTGTGTCTCGGCCTGCTGTGTCTGCATGATTACACCAGCCGCCGGGTCGGCCGCCAAGGCCGCCTGCTGCATCTGTGCCTGCCGAGCCTGCTGCATCTGCTGCGCCAGCTGCTGAATGATCGGGTTGATCGACTGGAAGTCCTGCTGCGAGTCTTGTGCCACCAGTTGAGCAGCCATCGACAGCGCCTGTTGTGCGTCCTTGTCCAGCTTGCGCTCTTCGTGCAGCTTGAACGCGTCCTCGCCGCCCGCAGCCTGGGACACAAACCCACGCATGGATTGCAGGTAGTGCAACGTCAAGTGTTGCTTCAGGTGCTCCATCATCAGCGGCAGAATGCCCGCGCCAATCAACGGGCTGCCACCGTACGACGGGTCCAGCATGTACGCCAGGTGAACCTTGATGTGCTCGAGGTGCTCTTGGTCCGGGAACGCCGCCGCGGGCGCGCCCATCGTCATCTGCACGTTCTCGAGCGCCGGGTTGCTCTCGTTCGCGCCCTTCGGATCCGGCAGGATCGCCTGGATGTCGGGCACCTTCATCAACTTCAGAATGCGCAGGTTGGCCTCACGCAAGTTGTACATCTGCGGGCTGGCTTGAGCCAACTGCAACACGGCCTGTGCCTGGGTCAGTCGCTGGGTTTCGCTAAAGATGTTGGGGTCAGAGACCAGGCTAATGTCCGAGTTGTCCTTGAAGTCCGCAACCTCAACCTTGGCACCCGACTGGTTGTCCATCTCATCCAGGTACCAGTAATTGATGCGAGACAGGATCTGCAGGCTCTTGACCTGACTGCGGTGCATGCGGGCGTGAATGCTCGAGAACACCTTACTACCCTGCTCGATCAGCGCCTGTGTCGTTCCAACCGGGGCGTTGCTGTTAGCGTCAGCAATACGGCCCTCGCTCGTCTTCACCACGCCCTTAGCGGCGTCAGTCAACCAACCCAACAGCTGGAACAAGACGCTCGACGGCGGGTTAAACGGCATTGGCATCGCCAGCTTACGGATGTCGTCAACACCAGGGGCGCCTTCGATTTCTACCACCTGGGTCGGCTCCACTCGATCCGTCTGGCCACCCATGCGGCTGTTCTTGAGCTTCAACAGCGTCTGGCTGTTGTTGATGTGGGCCGCGTCCATCAGCGCACGCAACGAGCCCGTCAGGGCCGCGGTCAGCCCACCAATCAAATGGGGCATACCGATGGCATACGCGCCACGCCAGGGGATGAACTTGTATTCTGTGATCCAATCGAGCTTACGACGGCGCTCGTCACCCGCGTCCCAGTTACGATACAGTGCCACCACCTTCTCACTGATCTCGTCGATCGCCATGATGTAAGGCGCGCGCTCACCCTCAGTCAACGGGTCATCTTCCAAGCGCAGGAAACACGTCACCTCGTACACACGGCGCAAACCGTCCACGTTCTTGACAGGCTCGGTAACGCCCTCGATCTTGTCGTTGGCCTTCTGGCTCTGTGTCACCTTCTCAGTCGACACCTCTTGGTCAAAAATGTCGATTTCGCGGTATTCACCCTGCTCGATGCGCTGCTCGAACATGTCATGGGTGATGTCCTGGATCTCAGTCGCGCGGGGCGCGCTGTAGAAGTTGGTCGATCCAAACGGCAAAATCATGTTGTCGATTGGAATCCACTCAGGCACCGGACGACGCAGGTCACGGTCAAAGCGCCACTTCAGGTACTGACTACCACCCAGCGGCAACTGGGTGAACAACTGCTCCATCTCGTCGCGGTACTCTTCCACCTGCTCCGTGATTTGCCAGTTCAGGAAGTTGGCCTTGCGCGACGCTGTCGCCTGACGCTTCTCGTCTGCCTCACCCTTGATGTCGCTCTTGACCAAACCATCCGACGGCAACAACTCCTTGGACGCGTTGGCCGCAAAGTCAACGCAGGCCTCCGCCATGATCGGGTGCACCACCTTGGACGCGCCCTCAAAGTTAGCGCCGCCGGGCGCATCGTTGCCCAATCCCGTACGACGCAATCCCTCTTCGTACTGTTTGTCGCGTTGCTTGCGCGAGTCAATGTCGATCTCGATCAGCTCGAGGTACTTGTTCGACAACTCGTCCAACACGCTCTCGGGCAACTCCTCCGCCATGTTGGCGTAGAACTCGGGGTCCTCGGACGGCTTCTTGCTCTCAGTGTAGTTGACGATTACAGAGCCATCTTCCTGCTCAATAACCTCTTCCTCCACGTCATCTATTTCCAAGCCAAGAGCTTCCGCAAGCATCTCCGTCTCTTTTTCGACGTCGGGCTCTCCCGTCTTCTCGTTCTCCACAAACGCCAGCGCGGACAGGTTGCCGCCCTGTTGAAGAGGAATTAAAGGTTGTTGTGCCATATTAAAGAGTTCGTTAATTTATTCGTCAGGGTACGCGTTCAAGCCAGCCGCCGAGCTGGCACCCATGCCGCCCACAATACGGGGGTTTTGCATTGCGTAACGTCCAGCCGCTGTAGGTAGCACCTTCAGCTTGTCGTACATGCCCTTGGCCGCACGCAGGCCCGGGTTGCTCATCCCCGCAGCCAGCAACGCGTCGTCGTAGTTACCTTGCGCAACGGAATGCCCCATTTCAGAGGCCTGCAACGGCAAGGTCGCCGCAAAACCAACCGGGTGAAACGCGGCGGCGTCCACGAGCCCAAACCCGCCGGGCAATAGGCTTGACTGACCACCGACCACAGTCTGTGCCGTGCGACGCGCGGTCGCGGGGCGCACACCCATTTTTTCCAGGAAGCCTTGGCCCAGGTTAGCAATGCGCTCTTTGGGGCTCGGGGCGTATGCCTTCATTTGTGGCGTTGATCTCTCGTAAAGGTCTAGGTACGCTTTTTCGACCGGGTCCATGCCCATGCGAGAGTTAGCAAACATTCGCTGCATCTGTTGCGGTGTGGGTTGCTCCGGACGGCCACCGCCGGCATACCCGTTGACCAGCAACGTGGCGCGCATGTCGCGGGGGCTGGGGATGAACCCGCCCTCTGCCTTCTTAAACACGTTCTTCTTGCCCTGGTTGGTCACGAGGTCCTCGAGGTTCCAGTCGGCCGCAAACGGTAGACGATCCTCCGGCGCCGTGTCGAGCAAATAGTTACGCTTGTGGACCGGGTCCCAGTCAGCCGGGTTACGGCCCCACACGCGCTCGGGCATGCCCGCCGCACGCATCTTCTCTTGCCACGCCAAGTACTCAGGCGACACCTTGCCAGCCTTGGGGTCGTTGAATGGGCGCTCCGCCGTTGGGTTAATGCCCAGGTAGTTGTGCTGTGCCGCGTTACGGTCCGCCAAGATCGCGTTGATGATGTCCTCCTGGTCCGGCTCAATGCCGCGAGCCAAGAAGCTCTGACGCGCGCGCTCGATGTCCGCCTTCAACGGACGAGCAACCTTCTCACCCGCCTGCGGGTTCAGCGCCATGACCAACTGCTCGCGCAGGTCGCCCTGCTTACTTCCCAACAACGCACTATGCTCGATCGCTCCAGACGTATCGGCAAAGATCTGGCTCGCGCTCGTCGGGCCCTCTGTCAACCCATACGTCTCATTAGGTGCCTTGCTCGCGGCCGCTAACCCACCCAGGTCGTCCATCGCGTTCTCAGCGTTGTGTTGCATCGCCAACAGCTCTTCGGTCGACGGCAACGTACTGCGCTGGTTGGTGCGGTTTGACGCACGGCCTACGTTCGCAATCTGCACAAACTCATCGGGACGTGCTACCTCGTCGTACCCTTTTTCGTACGACCCCTTGCGTGCCTTACGTGTCTGCGGGTTGACCTCAAACTGGTTGCTCACCGTGAACCCCTGCGCGCGCTCGGGGGTCGTGAGCTTACCCGTCTTAGGGTCGACCATGGGCGCATAGGGGCGGCCGAACTCGTCGACCAGCTTGTTGGCGTTAGGCTCCATGGCCGCGGTGCGGGCCAGGGTCTGTTGTTGACCTCCCGTCGGCTTGGACAAACTGCGGACGTAGTCCTCCAGCTGTTTGACCTCTTGCGGGGTCGGCGCCTTGCCCGTCGCCCGGGTGTAGTCTCTGATCGCCTTTTGAATGCTGGCTGAGAACTGCATCAACACGTCGCCCTTACCGCCGCCAGCCAAATGCGGCACGCCTGCCTGTTCGTAAAGCATCTGCATGGGGGTCTTGATTGGGTTAAGCATCGTAGTCTCGCGTTGCCATATTCTTGTTATAGTTTTCTGGGTCACCACCCTTGACGATGTCTTTTAACATCGCGCGGTAACTCCGGCGAATGGAGCCCCACTCAGAGAACGATTTGCCACGCGCCCGAAATGTCCGACACATATTGCAGTTGCACTGCCTGATCTCTTTCACATGGCTGGAAGTCTGCACTTTATCGCCCTCCTATCACCAATAACGCATAATTTGTCTGATAGGCGCCCTACACGGCATAAGGGTTGTAAACTCGCTTTCTTGCAATGTCATCCGAGTGCCCGTAGTCTCTGTCGGGCAGTGGGTCCAGCTCCAACCAGCCCGAGTCACGCAACACGCGCAGCGCCTGGGACAACGCGTCCACGTAATCATCGTGGCCCTTGGCCTCGGGGAAGCTACAGACCTGCCGAATGAATCGTTTGGCCCACGGGGCCACCTCGCCAGGGTTCTCAGCGTCCTCTGGCACGTAGATCCGACCCTTTGCGATAAGAGGGGCGACGATGTTCATCCGTTGGACCTTGTCCGCGCGACCTGGGTTGTAGCTCATCACCGGCAAACCCGCCTGTTGGAGCTCTTGAAGCAACGAAATGCCCGCCGACTTGTCTTCCATGAGGATAAGGTCCGTCTTTTTGCCTTTTGCAAACGTGTTATCGGCTCCATACACCACTTCCTTGTAGTCGTCAGTCACTTTTCGACGCAATTCAGGGTAAGACAGGTGGTGATCCCACGCATCCATGAGAAGCGCGCACATTCCGCCGTCCATTTTCTCAAAAAGGCCCAAAACGACGCACGCCGTCGGGTCATTGTGCGTTTTTTCGCTCGTTGCCGGGTCGTAAGACGCCAAAACGTACTCGAGCTTGGGCGTTTCCTTCTCCGCGCCCCATAGTTTGAACCATTTTCGCTTGACAATACCCGCATTTTCGGGGTCCAGGATCTCTCCATAGATCTCCTGCCGACCCAAATCGGTCCCCTCGTACGTTTCCAGCTGTTTGAAGAACGTCGGAGAGAGGTTATCCCTGTTATCGTACGAACTGGCGCGCGAAACGTACACGTCGCCGCCCACTTTCCCCTCGTTCAGGTCCGTAATTAACTCCAACGGCTTGGGAGTCGTCGTGATAATCGTCTGAACCCTCTTCAAACGCGGGTCCCTCAAACGCAGCGTGAACTGGATCTGGTCATACGCGTCGTCAATGTACTCAAACGCGCACAATTCGTCCATCCAGGCCCCGTGCCATTGCGTTCCCCGGAAGCGTTCTGGCTCAGACGCCGGGATTCCGCGAATCATCGACCCGTTTTTCAGCGTCAACTCGAACAGCGACTTGTTGTAGTCCTTGATCAGCGACGACGGGATGATGTTCAACAGCCCCGAATCACCCTCAAAACACGTCGCCCGGATGTCGTTCGACGTCGGAGCCGTCACCAACCAACGCGTGTGGTCGTAAACCGCGGCCCTCTCACCAATCCAGTTGCTCGCCGTGTGCGTCTTACCCGATCCCCGGCCGGCAAGTAATAAAAAAGTGTCGTACTCACCGTCGTCCGGCTCCCTCTGGTGGGGCAACGCGGTCAGCGCCCACTTGACCCGCCACAGTGCCAGGTCCAGTTGCTCCTTCGGCCACCCCTTGTTCTTCTCCGCGAACTCCTTCAAGAGCTTCGTCTGTTGCGCGTTCATAGGCATATCGGCAAATAACCCTCGCTGACAACCACCGTGTTGTCCGGGTTCTCCGTTTTAATGTAAAAACACTTCCGAGGTGCTACCTCCTCGACCCTTTTGACCATGCGGAACTCAAAGTAGAACTCCCGGCCGTTGCTCGTCTGGTCGTCCCTCAGCTTCAAGAACGTCTTGAATGTCAGGTGGTACCGCTGTTCATTCCCATGTTGCGTCATCTTGGTCGCAATCCCCAGCGACTCAATGATGTTCTGCACCTGCCTCAGCATCTTGTAGTTGCGGCACGTGTACATGAACGTCGACAGCTTGGGGTTGAACGAGCCCATGTCCGCAAAGATACCACGCACCAGGTTGAGTCGCTGGGTGAACGACGCAAAAAAATATTCCTCGGGTATGTACTGGGGGATTGTTGGGTACTTTTCGATCAGCTGTCTCGTGATGTCGTACCGCCTGTCTCTTCGGCGCTTGCTCCGGTCGAATATCCACTGGCCAATCACAAACGGATCCACCGGCAGTTCCCTCTCAGGCATCTGCAACGGCCAACAGTTGATCAGCCGCTTGTTCCGCTTGTCTTCCATCAGGGCCTGCGGGCCCCTGGGTTCTATCAACA